TCACGCCCGATGCGTAAAGACCGAAGGAGGCGGAGGCGGCACCCAGAGCGGCAGCAAAGACGACCTGCTCGGCAATCGCCGCACCAAAGGTGAACAGTGTCGTATGCTCATCGGCCGCGGCTGCGATCAGCCCGAACTCCGTGTAGAGCATCGAGAAGCCATTCGCCAGAACCGACGTATGCTCCGCTGCCGTCTGGACTCCGGTTGTCACTCCTCCGATGATTCTCTGAAAGAAGTCGGCCACTCCGGTAGCATTGGCAATAGCCTCAGCGAGGACGTCGTACGAGGCTTTCCCGACTCTCGTTCCGACAACCAGTGCGGCTGTCGCGCCGACACCAGCCGCCGCGGTGTCGACGTACCCCTGTGCCTCCACGCTCAGACCTTGAGTCGATGCCCTCGCGAGGGCCAGCACTGCCGCGTACGTGGCAAAGCCAGTCGCAGCGGCAACGAGTGCGCTTCCGAGTGAACTGAGGATCACCACCGTAGCCGCGGTGCTTCCTCTTGCTGCCTGCATGACCGTGTCGAAACCGCCGATCTGGTTGGCGAAGACGACAACCCCCGCCATCGCACCCGAGACAGCTTCAGGAACTTGCTGGATCATCTCGCGGAAACTTGTGATGGCATCGACAGACCGTCCGGTGGCAACTACCAGCGCGTCCACTCCACCAATCAGACCGTCGGACCCTTCTCTCCCAAGCTTCCCTGACGCAGACAACGCCGCCCCGATGCCCTCGACCGCCTTTCCAGCCTTCTCGGCTGCCTCAGTGACGCTGGAGTACCCCTTGCGGATCACCTCGCCAGTGGCGGTGGCTGTGTCCCGCATCTTTGTGAACTTGCTCGCAGCCTCAAGCGACTCGTCTCCTGTCTTCTTGAAAGTCTCAACGGCAACCTGACGGAAGCGGCCAAGGAAGGTCGTCTCGTACTTCTCCTTCTTTTTGTCGTCCTTCTCTTCGACGGTAGCCTTCACCTCGGACTTCACGCCCTTGCCGAGGTCCTGCAGTGACTTCTCAAGGGGTTTTGTGTTCGCACGAACGGCAACGGTCGGCGAGGTCGACTCGACGTCTCTGTTGAACTTCTGGACGTCCTTCGCCCCCTGCTCGACGCTGCTCGTGTCGAGATTGATCCGGGCGTTTGCCTCGACGTTCATCTTGTTCAGGGCAGCCTCGGCAACTTTTGCCTGAGCCTTGAAGATGTCGCCGAAGTGGGCGGTCTCCTTGTTGAGTGCCTCGATCTCCTTGCGGAGGTCTGCGAAGTACCCCACCGACGTATCGACGCCCTTCTTGAGCTTCGATGTGTCGGCACTGAAGATTGCCGTGATGTTGCCGACGGTCGCCATCAGCCGCGACCTCCGAACACCTTGTGAAGTTCAGCCATCATCTCTTCGCGAGTCTGCGGTGGCTTGCGGTGAGAGGGCATCAGCATCTCCTCTTCGAGATTCTTTGCACCCCATGCCGTACACATGCACGTGGCAAGGCGAGCCACCTGACGCCACTCGTCGCCGAATGGTCGGATGGTCCAAAACGCCTCCCACTCAGCAAGTTCTGCGGCATCGCACTCCCTCAGCAGTTGTCTATGCGTCTTCCCCAGCGCCAGTGCCAGCGTGAACTCAAACAGTCGGCGAGGACGCTCTAGGAGTTTTTTGCCAGATCCGAGACGTCGTCCTTGGTGAACTTGTTGTGCTTCATGCATGAGGCAAACAACGTGTCGAGAACAGCGGCAGACTTCTCTCCGAGGAGAGGAATGTCTGCCTCGCTGAACAGCCTCGTGCCGTCGTCGCTGCACACGCACTTCGCCACCAGCTTTGCCCGGACGTTGTCGACGGTCTTGTTGCCGTTCACGAACTCGCTCTCGAAACGATCACGCTCAGTGCCGCTCATCACCCGGATCTTCACCGACCCGCCCCATTCCGGGATCGCGATCTCCACCAAGGAACGATCGTCAGCCGCCAGAATGTCCGCCTTCGTCAAAATCGCCATCTAAAAGCCCTCTACTCTGTGAATGTAAAAGTGCAGTTGCACTTCACGAACTCGCCCACTGCGAAACTGTTGCCCAACTCCGTCAAGTACGCATACCGTGAGTACTGCTCTGCCGTCTTTCTTTCGTAAGGCGACGTAGCTGTTCGATAGAACGCACCGTTTCCGCTTTGCTTTGCTCCTTTGGCTCCCGTCTTGTTCTGAACAACCGTGAGCCTCTTCTTGAGACCAACCCAGCTTTCATCCAACTGACCTACGTCAAAAAATTCGCAGTTCAGCTTTCCGGGATCTACGACACCAAAGTCGACCGACTTCACGATGACCCTCTGGTACTCATCGTCAGGATCCCAGTAGGCCCACGTTTTGTTGTCGTCCGTGATCCCTCCGGGAAATTCCTGAACCCACTCGCCCTGCGGATTTTTAGTCGGCAGCCCAACCGTCACTTTTCCGATGCACGTAACGTCCGTTTCGCCAGCCGCCGATCGGCTGTACGACATTGAAGTAACGTCAAGTTCAATGTCACCCCAGACCAAACGAACCACCGGAACGACTGGACTCGTACCTTCCGGCGGTTCGTATTGGCTTGAGGTTGGCTCTTGCATCGAAATCAGTTGTAGGTCAGACGGAGGGACATGTTGCCCTGAATCAACTCACCAACCTTCGCCGTTACCTGAGCGCCAGTGCAGAGGGCTGCGAAGCCCGTCTTGCCGCCGACGGTAACGGTGGTGTAGCCCGCCGAGAAACCAGCGTTGGAGCCGGAGCCGTCGAAGCCCAAGACAATAAGACCGGTCGCGGTCATCATCGGCATCGACAGACCCACGAAGTCAACAGTGAACTCGTCGCCTTCACGGATCGGGGCGAGCCGGTAAGACCGATACGAGCCGTTCGGGCTGGCAAGCGATGTGACGTCGATCTCGGGGGTCTTCTTCGACGCCTGAATGCTGTTCGCCGTGAACACCTGACCGTCAAAACTGAACGTAATACCCTGCGATGCTTCAAAAGCCATTGAAACGTCCCTCCTTGGACGGTGTTATTCTTGGAACCGAACCTCGTAGACCTGATCGACCCGGTAAAGCGGTTTGTCGCGACCTTCCAGCGGAGGCTCCATGTTGTCGCTCTCCTGCACCAGCGCCGCTTTTATGATTTTCACCCCTGCTCCGTCGCCCGTAAAGTTATCAAGCGACAACCTGATTGCCTCGGCGATTTCCTTGACCTCGACATAGGTTTCGGAGACGATCGCCACCGAGACCGTTGCGACCGGTACGCAGTACCCTCCCGTGAGGCTACGGTCCCGGCGGGTGCCGGTGCGGCGGTAGACAACGAGGGGGAAGGGGGCATTCTGTCCTGCCATGACCGGCCAGACTCTGGCTGCGGTAGCGGATGAAATCCGGGAGTTGATCAGCTTTTCAGGAAACGACACGCTCAACCTCCTCTGATAGCCCGGACTCGATCTGGCTCACCGCCTCCCCGGAGAACGCCTCGAATGAATCCCAGAAAATACCCACCAGCCTCTTCGGGCGGACCCACTTGTTCCTGTGCAGGACGGTCTCCCCGGAGGGCTTCTCTCCCGCACGCCTGCGTGGGCGAGGCTTCGTCCCCGCGGTCTCCACGCCGGTCTCGTATCCAGTCCTGATCTCGGCTCCGTCGACCTCAGTCAGCACTGAGGACGGCAGCTTGCCGCTGTAGCCGACAGGCGTGGCAGCGCGGAGCCTGTTCTCAAAAGAAGTCGCGACCCGAGAGAGGATCTCCGTCGTGTCGATCCTCTTCTGAATCACAGACAGAGACTCGACGACTTCGTCGATGCCCTCGATCTCGATCGTGATCAGGTTGCCTGTTCTTTGCATATCAGAGTGTGTCCCTCACGGTTGTTGACTTCCGTGATGTTGACGATTTCCAGAATTCTGTTTGGCGTTCTGGAGGTCCAGACAATCCTCATGGACGTCTTCAGGCCCGCGAGATAACGCATAGTTACCTTGTGGGTTCCGACGGTCCTGATTCGCTCTCCGCCGACAAACTCATCGAGTTGCTTTCCGGCGATGTCTGCCTTGCGTGTTGCGAATGGCGACCAGACGTCGATCGACTCGCCGAAGGAGTTGGTCGACTGTGTCGAGTCCTCGATCCGAATTGACTCTCGCATGCTTCCAGCAGGGATCACCGGTAGTTCCCCCACGAGATACTCCCGAGCATCGCGTCCACGGCCACCGGGACCGTGTTCATGCTGCCCGGTGCGACCGCCTCGCGATTTGCGTACCAGTGGCCGACGAGCATGAGCATGCTGTGGCGTGCAGCGGGCGGCACTTTCACGCCCGAGTCGCCGTATCCGGCGAACCACGTGACGACAACGTCGTTCTCCGAACCCCTCGCAGAGGGCCAATAAGAGTTCCACTGCGGGCGGATCGCCGCGGGCGTGGAGTCTCGGTCAATCCGGAAGTCCGTGTATGCGACCGGAGTGTAGGCGGCGTTCGACGGGATGTATGTGACAACAACGTCTCCGGGGGCGATCGGTGGCCGCGGTAGTTCGATGTCCCACGGAGGAAAGACGTCCAAGCACATCTTCCACTGCGACAGGACGAGGGTCCGGTCGCATACGGTCTCTACGTGATTCCTCGCCGCGGCGATCAGGTTCTGGATGTACATGTCGTCATCAGTGAAGTCCTGATCAATTCTCAGGTGCGACTTCGCCTCGGACAGACTGACAGGCTCAACGGCAGGCTCGGAGACCCTGTTGAGAGAGCGGTATCGAAGATTGCCACGCTGGACAATCTCGTAGTACCTGTACGGCTGCATTGCTACCTCCGGTGCGGATGCCTACGCTTCGCCGAAACAACGGCAGACTCAACACCCGCATGCACTGCCTCTGCGTTTTCTGTTTCCTCGGAACGGCTCTCGTGCGGAAGCCTAGCGATCCCCTCGCGGATCCACTGCTGCCCCGTCGGATCCCAGACCTCGACCTGCTCTCCGCACTTGTTCCAGCCCCAGTCACGCAACAACTCGACAATCATTTGCCACCACACTTCTCTTGATGCTCTACAGACCCCCATGCCTCCGGTGGTCTCCGCCCTCCGTCGCCGTTCCAGAAATGAGCCGGGTACTGGTGGATCGCCTTCAGTCGTTGGTCCGGCCAAGTAATCACCAATTCGGCATGCCCAATCGCAACCTGCGGGCAGACGGCAATCGTGTTGCCTGCCTCGCGAAATTTCCTCCAGAACACGATGTCTGGATCTTTCCTCGTCGGCCCCCAGTCGCCGTCAGCGTCTGGCTCGCCGATGAACCACGGCTTCTTCATCCTCCGCAACGCAGATGCCTTGATCAGAGTCAGTCCGAAGTGAGCCGTCTGCACGGGCTGTGCCTGCTTCTCCCACCAGTCGAGCGGCAGTGTTATCTCTTTCGATCCGCCCTCCGAGGCATCGAAGCCCTCGGGCGTAAACAAGAGCATCTTGTCGTCGCGTTTCATTTGGAGCGGCGCGATTGCATCCACTCCGCTGATGAGCATTGCCGACACGAGCCGCGGCAAGCAGTCAGGCTCCATGACGGAGTCGTAATCCATCGTGCAGATGATGGAATTTCCCGTCTCTTCCTTCGAGAGATCCGTCAGGATCCTCGACATTGTCTGGTCCCAAAACGCTCCAGTCCCCTTGGTAATTGAAATACCGTGGGGACTGAAGGTTTGGTGAGCGCAGAAATAGTTGTCCGTGAAGGACAGCCTCGGGCATGACATACACGCCGCGATTTTTACATCATGTTCGACATTGCCGACAACGACACGCATTCAACATCTCCCCAAGCCTCCTACGCTTCGGAACACACAGACGGCTTGGGGCATCCATGCCCCGACCGACCATCCTTGGACTAAGCCGCAGACGAATCAGCCACTGACAAAATCGTTAACGCCAGCCTTGGCGGCGGTGGTCGGCATGTCCTGCGACTTGCCGAGCCGAGCGACCGTTGCAACCGCGACGGTGTTGCCGGGCGTTGCCACCACGGTCACGTACCGCTTGATCGCACGGGTGTCGAGATTGAACCGAGCAGCGGCACCGATCACGGCACCGGTGGTTGCACCGGCTCCCGCGGACGTCACCGAAAGGCCGGAGATGTCCGTCTGACCGCTGCCCGAGGTGTCGCTCTGCTGGAGCTTCAACACGCTGGCGTAGGAGGTCGTGGCTGCCGTGAACGGCGAGAACACAACGTCCACCGACAGGTACTCATGCCCCAGCGTGTCGATCTCGTGCGAGTGGGTGGCGTTCGCCGCCACGCTCGTACTGATCTTCGCTGCCGTCTTTGTTCCTTCGAGATGATTCACTGAAAAAACTCCTGAACTTTAGGTAGGTGAGTGGAAAATATCCAGACAATTCATCAAGAAAGGGCAGTGCGGAGAGCCACGAGAGGACCGGCAACCGTGTTCGTGCCGCAGTCGTGCGTGACGCAGTCAAACCGAGTCGATGCCACGAGCAACGTCTGATCCAGTTCCGCATAGCGGTCGGTGCTGGTCTTCAACTGCAGGCTACGCCGCGTGGCGTACATTGCAGCCATCCGCATGTCGCCCAGCAGGAACTTCACGGCACCGGGGTCGGACCCGAGGGTGTTGTTCATGGTGTGGACGAAGTTGACCTTGTAGCCCAACAGCCGCATCTCCGGCATGTTCGTGAGGTCCGTCTGGGTGTTACCACCAGCCAGAGATCCCACGCTGCTCGACAGGCCGAGCCGCTGCACGGACGCTGCGTACGCCTGCGGCGAGCAGTACCATTGAGCATTGGCACGACTGTAAATTGGCAGCCGACCCGCGGTGGAAACCAAGTCAGCAATCGTCAGGGTCTCCAGCGAGTTGCCGGTGGCGGTCACGACCGATGCGGTGTGCGTGCCATCGACAATCTTCGTACAGGCCCCTATAATGCCTCCGTCCGTCCCGCTGCCGGTTCCGACGAAGCCAACCCGATCGGTGAGCAACGCAATTGCACGGGCAACTTCAGTCGTGATGTAATCAGCTAGATTTAGTACACTATCTTCCAAAATTTCGGAAGACATTCTGTTACTAACTGCTACCTTTTTGGCGATAAGCTGCACCCGATCCCACGCGGCGTCGCTATCTGTCACGGCGGTATTCTCACCGACAAAGTAAGCCTGAAGGCCTCCCACCCGACGAGGAACAATCAGCGTATCGGAAGCCATGTTCACGTTCCGGGCGGCAGCGGCGAAAGCGCCGTATTGCTCGACCAAAACGATGATCTCGTTGAGGATCTCCTCATTTACAAACACAGAACCGAGCGAGTTGACAGTTTCACCCTGAGCGCGGCTTTCGGTCACGCCGTGGTCGGCACACCAGCGGGCTGCGTTCTGATCGTTCAGAAGGGTAGCCTTGTAAAACATGCCAGCGCGGTAGGCCCGCTCTTCAGCGTTCGGACCCTTGAAACCACGCAGGCGACCGGCACCGGGAAGGTTGTGGTAAATTTGCACGGCAGATCGGCCCTCCTTGGCCGGAGTGTTGTAAGTTGCGGTCTCACTTGCAGGCGTCGACTTGTCGAGAACTGCCCGGAGTTCCAACTCCTTGGCGGCGACGTTCTCGTAGAACGTGATTCGGTCGCGAAGCTTCTCTGCACGCTCGCAGAGGCAGCGCATTTTCTTGTCCTTCTGCATCGTGGCTTCTTCGTCGGGCTTGCTCTCGCCCTCGGCGTCAGCAGCCTGATCTTCGGGCGAGTCCTCGTACGCCGAGTTCTCATCGGTCTCGGAGTCAGCGGCTCCGCTCTCTTCGCCAAGAGCGCCCATTTCAGCGAGAACGGACGCGAGTTCGTCGAGGAGTTCTTTGACCTTGCCTGACGCTGCCATGTCTGATGCTTCCTTGCACGAGATAGTTGTGTTACGGGTGCCAGTGGTGGCTACACGTTCAAACTAGCTGCAAGGAGCAGGTGGCCCAAAGATACTATCGTTGTACGATACAACCGTTTCCGGACGTCGAGCGACGCCACACGTGAGACGCCTCCACCACCGACCTAGCCTGCTTGCCGCAGATCGGGCATTGCAGGTATCTGACCTGACGATCGCCGCACTGCTTGCTCGTGCGTGTTCTCATGCGACCGCAGCATGCCCCCGCGGGGCATTTGTCACCGCTACTTACTGCCATTCTGCAGCCTCTTGCGAATTGTGTACTTCAACTCACCCTCCGCGAGATCCGCCAGAGGGAAACCGACATACCCAGCCATCAGTGATCCAAATGCATTTGCTGTGATCCGGAATCCGTTCTTCACAAGCTTCACGAGGTACGCTCGGGACGAGGACTTCACGGCGATCTGCACGTTTTTCGGCATCGCGTCCTTCGCCGCCCTCTTGACCATCTCGATCTGCCTGTCTGTCAGTTCGCCGGTTGTTCTTCGCGGGTAGATCGTGACGTTCTTCTGGTCCATCTCCACATGGAATATCTTCTTGCCAGCGGGGTTTCTTACCGTGAGATGAATTCCGCCCCTCCTGACGTCTGCAACTGAAGAGGGGTGACCGCCAAGGTCCTTGACGAGCGAGCCGACCTGCTTTTCCGACGACCCGATCTCGGCGATCTTGTCCATGACTCGCGTTGGCCGCTTCGCGTTGTCGTACAGGCCCTTCACGGCACCAATGGTTGCGCCCACCGCCGCGCCCTTCGCCATGAGCGTCGGCAGCGGGGCCAAGCCGCCAGCGACGGCAGCGGCACCGTGCAACGCACCGATCGCAGCGCCCTTCGCTGCGTCCACAGCCTTGCCTGACGCACACGTGTTTCCCGGCTGGAAGCCACCGGCACCGTTGCCGCAGTTCCCCCCGGCTCGCGACTCGTAGAACTCGACAAGTTCCCGGTACTGTCGCTCGTTCGGTGCCTTATAGAGGGTGTACTTGTACTTGTCCTTCATGTCCTTCTGCTTCTGTGCGTTCTCTGCCGTCCAGTCCTTGTACGCATTCGGGTCAGCGTGAACCTCGAACTCTACGTCCTTGCGTTTCGCTTCGTTTCGAGTCGGAAACGCAGCCATTGCTGCCTGCTTGATGTGGTCAACAAGGGCAGACGGAAGCCTGATACCTAAAGAATACACCCGCACCTTGTAGTAGCCGAAGTCAACGTGAAACATCGACTTTCCGGACTTCGAGGCCACCGTGATGTTTACGTTCGGCCAGTTCATCTTTACCTTCGAGGCCTTCGGATCTCCCCCGAGAGCCTGCACGAACTCGCCGACCTTCTTCTCGCTCGTACCCATCTGGTAAAGCTTGCGTGCGGCGCGTGTCTGCTGGCCTCCAGAGTTTCTCAGCTTGCCAGAGTTGCTCTTAGAGTTGTCGCCGCCCTCGCCGCCGCCAGAGGCACAGGTGTTGCCGGATGCAAACTTGCCGTCGTCGGTGCGGGCGCAGTCGGAGAAAGACCTCTTCGCCAGCGGAACAAGAACCCTTGCCACGATTCCCTTGGTATGCACAGGAGTCGGCTCGATCCTCTTCACTTGCGTCAACGGATAGCCGTACTTGCCTTCCTTGCCGATGTAATGCTTGCTGGCTTCTGCGACGAGGTGCTTGCTGTGGTCTTTGTCGAAATGCTCCTTGGTCTCATAAAACTTCGGCTTGCCGATCACGGCGTGGCCCACGAGCATTGCCTTGCCCTTGCCGGTGCGGATGATGCCGACGCGATGACCGACCCACGGACGCAGCGAGTTCGTCCGTCTCGTCTCGATCGTCTTCTGGCCGCGGAGGATCTGCTCCGTGAATTCCTGATCCTTGTCGTTGATGTTGATGCCAATGCGAAGCAGTCCGCAGTCGTTACCCTGAGCGAAACGACCGCCATCGTCACGCCCGCAGTTCTCGGAACGCAGTTCGTGTACAGATACCGGCGGGTCGAAGTGGTAAAAACCGGGGTGCTTTTTCAAGTCACTTCTTCCCCCTTGCCTTATCCTTCGCCTCCTTCTTCATGGCTGCGATCTCGTCCTTGACCTGCTTGTGTGCGGGTGAGGAGTCGTTGCCATAGAAGGGGTACTTCTTCGTTTTGCTGCCGTCGGGGTGCTGCCCCTGAACGTGTCCCTCTCCCCCGCCGACTTGCTTGACCGTCCACGGAAAGTCGTCGCCCTTGCTCCACGTTTGGACTCCTCCACCGTCATCAGACTTTCCCTTGTCCTTGCCGCCACGCTCAAGCTGCCCCTTGCGTGCGTCGTCGATGAACTTCTGGGCTTTGCCCTCGTCGTCCTTCGACAGCTTGCCCTTCTTGATCTCCATGCTCTTGCCGGAAGACGCAGCGACTGTCTTCCTTGCGATACCGAACTCGGAAGTGAACTCATTGGCAGCCTGCAGGATGTCTCGAATCGGCGCGTCGATCACCCGGACATTCATCTGCGAATCTCCAAGCTTCCCGTCCTTCGCGTCCCTGCCGACAACAGCCGCCCAGCGGTGGTGACCGTCGACAACGTAGCCGTCTTTGGAAACGAAGATCGGATCCTTGCCGGGGTCGTAATCCTTTGCCATCATCATTCCAGCCACCTTCTCGCCCTGCATGTTTCTCTGG